CGTAGGACTTTACTAATACCTGATCCGTACTTTAACTCGAAAGCGTACTCGACACCTGGTGTTATCTTGTGCTCTGTGACTTCACCATTAGCCCTTGTTATCTTTAGCTTTGCCATTATTGCTCCTTTATTAAGGTGTTACGTCAACTACTATAACTGAGTTACAAGTAAATGTAATGCTCTGTGTTGAGATGTCGCCAACAGCACCATTTAGGTCTTGGGTATTGTTTACCAAAACTGTAGTTTGATACTCTGGGTTGGTAGTGCTAATTACTGCGTTAGAACGCTTAATTACTAGCGGTACTGTAGTACCCCAGGCTGCCGCTAAGGTTGCAGTAACTGCACCTGTGCCGCTTGCTGCATCATTGTTAAGCAGGTCTAGGGTAATTGTTGATGCCTCTAGTCCTTTAACAAACTTGTGAGCTGTGTCGCCCATTGCTGTAATTTCTAATTCATCAAAACTGCGGTTAATAGTAACCCCTGTTACATATGCTGAAATGTCAACACTGTTAAGAGTAACTACCGCACCATTGGATAAAAATACGGCCATTAGTCTTGCTCCTCTTCTTTTTTGTAAGCAGGTTTTTTAACCGCTACTGGTGTGTGTGTAATCTGACCTGTCTTGGCCAGAAAGTTCTTTTCTTCTTCTGTTAATCCTTGATATGCCATTTTAACTCCAACTCGTTAGGATTGATACAGTAATTTCTGATACTAGCAAGTCGCCACTAGCTGCGTTAACTATTGCTGGTGCAGAAACGCTAGATATGTTCATTTGATAAGTTGCGGCAGCCAATTTAGTTACTACTGCCAAAATGTAATCTTCCATACCAGCCAGGTTGCCTTGATTATCTAATGCTGGTTTAGTAATAAGTATTCTAAAAGTTGCCAACGGATTAACACTTATTTCATCATTATTAGATGGTGTTATGTAAGGATCGCCTGGGGTAATTACTACTGCGTTGGCGAGCAGAGTACTTGGAGGAAAACTAAATACTGACCACACGCCAGCATTGGCAAGTGTTGTCGCTAATGTGCTACGTAATGTAGTTATTGCGGCTGGCATTATCCCACCAAAGATGCAGGTGATGAATACGGCTGAATGAGGCCACGCACTCGGTTAATCAGCTGATAACCCATCCGATAAGGGCTAGCGCTGACCCCATCCATACCGACCCCACCCGTCTGGCTAACTTGTCTAGATTGCCAGATATCTACGGCTACGATCATGGCCGCTTCTCGGATTGCAGGGGTGCTCGCATAAGCTTGGGTCTTGTGGTCTGGGCCTGTGGCTACGCCATAAGGTACTACTTTGTGAAAGTTTTGATTAGCTGCAACTTTATTATATTGCACAAATGAATAGCCATTAGGATAATTAACTTGGCCATAGTTATACATAAATACTGGAATTAAACTAGTAGTGCCAGTGCTAGGTGGTATTGTGCCAGTGATTGTGTGTGAACCATTAAATGCAGATCCACAAGCACTTACAACTATTGTTTGTCCTGCCACAAACGCATTAGGATTAGCAAGCATAAGTGTTGCAACATTGTCCTGTAATGCAGTGGCTACTACTGGTGCAGTGTTAAACCATAAGTATTGATTAATTAAATCTTCGGCTGTTTGACAAACTTCTTCAACTGTAGCCGAAGTGTAGAGTGAACCAATACCTAAATTACTTCGTAACTCAGCTTCGGTTACATATGTGGCTGGCATCTCTACTCCTTGTCTAAAAAAGCTCCCCCAGGGCTAGGGCTACTAAACCCCAGGGGATTATTAATTGTTAAACGGGTTTATCAGGTCTTCTTGTACTTAACAATTCCGTTAGGCATCTTGGCGATTGTTGCCATGTATCCGTAAATTGCTACCTGTACTTGTAGGTTTGATACTACGTTTACAGACATGAAGTTTTGTGCGGAGCGATAAACAGTGAATGCCTCTGGTGCAAGGATAATCGCAGAATCATCATCAAATGTTGTAGCTGTGAAGTTCTTGTCTACGTATAGATCAAGTCCTAGCACGTTACCACGGATAGATGTTGGATTAACTTGTCCTGCTGCGTTCATCGGTTGCAAAGCATTAAACACGGGTCTCTTCGTGGTGTCCTGAGCTCCGATTAATGCACCCCATTGTGCTGGGTTAGCAATGTAGTTCTGTGCAAAGTAACCTGTGTTTGTGTAAATAGTACGTGCTGCTTCTGTTGAGAATGCGACGATACCATCTAGATCTGCTGTGGTGTTTGTGCCGTTAGCAGATGCTTGGATCAAAGCAGCTAATACTGTTTGATCTAAGCGCTTCAAATATGCATACTCTAATTGCTTTGTAAGCTCTGCATAGAAGTTAGGGTCTGAGCGCTCTAGTAATTCTACTGAGAGTGTGTTCATACCAGCATACTTAGATACTGTGCCAGTTAGGTATTGTGTTTCCATACCTGTGTTAGCAACTGCACCAGCTTCTGCTTCTACAGTTACTTCTGGTGCAACGCCTGAACCGCCACCAACGCTTGTAACAAGTGAAGGTACGCTTATAGACATGCCGCTTGTAGGCAAAGTGCCTTGGCTGCACGCATCGATTGCTGGTGTACCAAAACGTGTGTTTGTTACAAACTCACTTAGGTATTGTGTTGGGTTGAATGCTGGGTTGGTTGAGAATGAATCATCTGCTGCTGCTATGTACAGTTTAGAATCATCGTTACCTAGAGCAGCCTTAATTTTGTGCTCTGTGTATGCAGCCATAGAAGTAATTGGCGTACGTACTGAGGTCTGAATTAGTGGTGCTGTAATTACTGGGCGAGCAGCTTCTACTGTAGGAGTAGCAGCCTCTGCCTTTGCTTCTTGTGGCGCTGTTGCTAAATCTTCCACAGGAGCCTCGCTTTCTTTTGGTTGATTTGTGTCCTCTGCTTCGTTTTCACTAGCAGCAACTTTAGTTACCCTCGCATTTTCTCCGAAGGCTGGAGATTCGACTAGGCTGACCTCACGTAAGGTAGCGCTAGTAACATATAAATATTCTTTTTTCTGTATTGACTTATTAACATCCACACCTACAGACAGGCCGTCAATTAGTTGCTCACTTGCAAGAATAAGCGCTTCTTGTCCAGCCATGCTAGCGCTAATTTTAAAGCTAGCGTAAATACCATCTTCTGCTTCATTAAATTTTTGCATACGGCCTATTGGTCGATCTGCTGAATGTTGCATAAGCATTTTAATTTTGCCAGGATCGCCAATTTCTATTGAATTTTTAGCAAAAACTACTTTACCAACTGAAGTGTGCCCTACACTTTCAAACGGCACAATCTTGCCAGCGATAACTCTACGCTCACCATCGGCGGCTTCTACCTGGCTACTGAATGTAAGTTTCATCTTCTTCTTCTCTCCCGTTAGGTGTCATTTGTTCCATTTCTTTAGCATCATCCACATCGATTAAACCTAAAGCCAACATTTTCTCTAATGCCTCTAGGCGCTTCATTGTGTCAGCTCTTAAAAACGATTCCTCGATTTTGAATTTTACGGAATGTCCTCTGGCGGTTATATCATCCATGCTGAGTCTATCCTCAATCGCACAGATAAAAGGCTGTAATGAGTAAGCTACAAACTCTTTGCGACCATCAATAATATTTTGATATGTCATTGAGTTATTCATATCTGCGCTTATGTAATATGCAGGTACGTTCATAGCACGTGCAATCTGTGTGGCTAAATATTGTTGTGCTTCGTTATACATCATGTCTTTAGGGCTAAAGCCTGTAGTTTCATAAGATAATGTAGATGTTAAATATGCTGTAGATCTATTTAGACGACTTTGTTTCCATTGTGCTAATAATCCAGATACTTGTTGCTCTGGTAAATCTGCGCCAGTGTTTTTAATGTAACCACTTGGCATTGGTGTTTGTGCTGATACAGCTGCTGCTTTTTCAATATCTAATGCACTTTGAATTGTACGTGCTGCGGTTTGTAATACACCTTGTGTTAATCCTTGAAATGTGATAAGCGAACCAATACCAGACATTGGAGCAGTTTGTCCATCTACATAATAAGCTTCTACTTCTGTACCAAACTTATTTGTAGTAAATGTAACTCTGTTATTGGCAATCCATTCAAAACGTGATGGCCTTAAATCATCTGCATATAATTCTGTTACACGCCAATATGCAACACCATAAAATAAAAGACTATCGACAGTCCATGATATGGTGACGGATCTTGGTTGCCGATAGTCTGGTTGTTCGAGCCATAGAGGGTTCCCCAACTCCTCACCATTAGACTTTTTGTAAAGACCTAACGGCAAGTAGGAAACTACACCAGCTATAAGATTTCTGCAACGTGAAACGGCAGGTACTTGCATTGCATAATTGCGATCTAATCCACCAGGGAAATTACCGACACCAGTTGTAAATGAACCATAGCCATAGGCTGTGTCCATAATGGCAGGGGCGTATTGCGCTTGTACGGATTCAGTTTTTTTATTTATACCCAAAGCAGACAATAGACCCATAGATATACTTTATACCATAAAACGGACTAATGGTGCAAGTTAGACAAAGATTTGCGCTGTTTTTTGTGGTTTTGTTAATTCTGATACGACCATAGCCAAAGATATTGCAGCTGTAACATCTCCAGCCGATTTGCGCCTAATAATGCGCCAGCCAGCATCATTTGTTTTAGCAGCGCAGTTATTTAAGTGCTGTACTAAGTCAGCCTGACCAGAATGGACTATGCGGTTATTGGCTAAGCCATCTGCTAGGTCTGAACATGCTTGGTAAAATGCCTGGCCGCTAATATCTTGCATACGCCATCCGCTTTGTTCTAATTTTGTGGCTATTGTTTGTGTGGCGTACTTGTCAAAACAGATTACATGTGGGTGATACTTTCTTGCCCACTCATTTATGTCACTTGCCATCTTAACTTCATCTATAGCAATATCACTATGCCAAAGCTGTGCAAGTCCTACAGCTACTTTATTATCTTTTATCTGACCCATTACGAGTGCTCCCGAACGCCTTGTCGGTGCAATATCAAAGGCCATTATAGTCTGAGGACCGACAGGGATTTCTAACGTGCTATCACTACATGCTTCAATAGATCCATAAACCCAAGGGCTTTGTGTGCTATCTACCCACTGGCATAACATTTCAGTACGTGTAGCTTCTATACTGTTTGTATTTACAGCTTCTTCTAACGTTTCTTCTGTTACTAAATACCCTAATGCTGGATTAGCCATAGCCCAGGCTTTGCGATCATTAATTTTACAATGCTGTGGCGCTGACCATTCATAATAGCCAAGTGTTTGTGGTGGGTAAGATAATGAGCGCTCTCTTAAATCGTTTAATACTGTACTAAATCCATCACCTGCGTTACTTGTCATTAATGTCATTGAGTTAGGCCTTGCACGTGTTACTGGTAATGCAGCTGTAAAGGCTTCTTCTGACCATTCACGTAATTCATCTAAATATAAAAAATCTGCGGTCTTACCACGTGGCGCATCTCTAGTAGCTGCGGCTATCTCATACCTAGCACCATTAAGTAAGCTGATAGATTCTTGACCATTAGCCAGGCGTATCTGTCTTACCTGATCTTTTAAGAATTGGTTATCTTCTATTGTGTATGCAACGTTTCTAAATGTATCTAATGCCATATTTCGATTAGATGACATGCCCAGGACATTCTTAGAACCCCATAAGAATAAATGGCTTAATATAAGCATACGTGCTAGGTGAGTTTTCCCCGATTGCCTGCTAACTAAAATTAATCCTGTTTTCTTAACCCACATATCATTTTCATCTACAGACAATAGATCATCTAATACCCAGCGCTGCCAGGGTATAAGCGGCATCCCAATTTTTTCAGCTAGATCGGCTACCTCGTCCGCTTTGCTTTTAACTTTTAGTAAAGGCGTGTGGATTCTAGGCTCGGTGCTACCAATTAGCCCGACCCCTCGTTTGATCTGGCTTGATTCAGTATTAGTTTGCATCAAAATCCAGCGTATCTGGTTTATTAAAAGGTGAATCTGGCACTGTGCTGGTGGTCTCAGGGAGAGAAGGTTTCAG